TCTCCGTACTTACATAGGTTACGAGCCCATGGCCACAAATTAAATTCTACATTTAAAATATCATAGAATAAATTATGAAGTGCTTCTTTAACTTCGTGATTTTGGGTACGAATAGTTAGAATATCACCATATTCATTTTTAGTAGTACACTCATCTGCATATATATCTAACGCAGATGCTATGATTGGGTCGTTATCCATTGCATCATAATCCAAAAATAACTCTCTGCGAATTGTAGAATATGATAATTGTGTTGTAAAGTTTTCGTATTTATATCCTGTTTGAAGGCGATAGAATCTATCCTTTAACGATTTAAGGTTAGAAAGTTGCTGTTGTTGTTCATGGTCTACTACTTTTCGTTTACCATTTTCATCTCTAGCAATGATTACTTTAGTAGAGAATAATTTTCTTAATCTCTCAAAGAACCCATTTGTTTTTACTTCTTCTGCCATTTATTTTTCAGTTATCTTTATAATCAAATCGTCTTTACCTTTTATTACTCTATGATAAGTATGGTCGGGTATAGTGTAATCTTTTCCCTCTTCCAAAGTGATGGGTAATTGGTCATCAAATTGAAGTTTCCAATCCCTTCCACCAAAGATTCTAATAACCCTTTCTCTCTTATCTTGATGCCATAATAATTCAGTATCATCAATTGTACTCTTGAATATCCTGTACTTACTGTGTTCATCAATAATGACATCGGTATATCTCTGTTCCATATATACAAAAAATTCTTCATATTACCAATAACGATAGGCTGGTTCTGATAATCCAAGTTGTTTTGCATATTTAGGTAGGTTACACGCCCACCAGTTTGCGGAAGTCTTATCTTTTTCAGTATCACATTTATGTCTTGCTGCAAATGCTTTACTAGCTTCCAAATTACCCATTTTAGTTTTCAAACCGGTGGTATCACCCCATTCAACTTTTTTTACCTTATCACCATCCTTTACATAAACATAATATTTCTTAGAACCACCTTTTTTTGGTTGGTTCAATTCCACTTCCTTCCCATCATATTCTGCTTCGTTAATGTAAGGAAAATCTAACCAAACCTGTTTTCCTTTGTAAACTACTGATTCACCTAAATCGGTTTCAGTTAAAAACCATAGGTCTTGTGCGTTTTCAATTATTAAATTACCCTCTTTAAATAACATCCTAGCCTCTAAAAACATTTCAAAGTATTTTTTAGAACCATATCTATATATTGATTCATGTAAGGGTGTACCTGTATTTTTATGGTAAACTAGCCCCTCATTGATTGTTTTTGATTCGGTAAGAAGTTTCATAACTATAAATATGGGTTAACCCAATAACCATTTAATATCTTCGGTATCCTTTCCCATTTGCATTTTGTATGGGTCTTGTTTCAACTTTGAGTTAAGGTATGTGTTTCTATTACCAGTTGAAAATCCGGTAACTTCAAACGAATTCAGTGATTGTTTTGCTAAATCCATTCTTTCCTGTCTCAATCTAAGGGCGGTATCCCTTACCCATAATCCAATACTAAAACTCATCACTAAATCATCATTATATCCTTTTAGTGCCTCAGCTCTACTACCACTCCAAATAAAGGTAAATAGTTCATCAATCAATCTAATTGATTGTATTACCATAGCTTTATTTTTAAAATACTCATCTAATTTTGAAATGATAAGTGGACGAGTTCGTACAGATGTTGTAAACCCTGCAACCTCTCGTTTCTCTTCTGCCCTCAACTTGTTGCTATATTGTCTTTCAATATCAACATATTTGTAATCCTGAGATTGGTAATAAAGATTTGGATATCCTCTATCTATACATTGTTGAATAACTGCCCAACCCACATTCGCATTTTCAATTACTAATAGTGCGGTATTCCATTCAGACGCAACTCCTACTAAAAAGTTTCCGAAATCTTTGGTATCCATTTTACCCCTATATTCTGCAACCTGAACATTATTTACAATATCAAACACATGAAACGCTGAATAATCTCCACCATCTCCACGAGCCACATCGGCAGATACCATGTATGATTTGGTGTAATCGGGGTATTCCCATTTCCAATAATTACCATCAAACCCCGTTTTCTCAATCGGGTCTTTTACAAAAGTTTCTTTATACCACAATAGGTATTGTGCTTCTATGACGGTGTTACCTGAAGATACGAAATCACAATCACACTCCTGTGCTGCTAATTTTTCTCCCAGCACTATAGTTTGTTCATCTCTCCATTTTTGATTTCTTTCAGGATGAACTGTCCAATGTAGTTTTATTGGATTAAACTCATTACTACCTTCCTCTGAACCTACCCATTGTTTATGAAACCAATTACCCACTCCATTTGGAGTAGATAACGCAATACAACTACCACCGGTTGAAAGAGCAGGTGTTGCGGATGTCCATATCTCATCTATATCATCAATAAATGCTGCTTCATCAATTACTAAAAGTGAAAGTGCTTCAGAACGACCTGCATCGGGTGAGGCAGCAACTGCCTTAATTTGTGAGCCATTTGCCAATCGTAAAGAAAGTTTATTATCTTCAACCTCATTTACTTTTAACCAACTTGGTAATCCATCGTACATTACTCGTACTTTGGTAACCAAGTTTTTAGCAACCTCTTGTTTGATGGCAATAACAAGAACATTGAAGTCACTATTGAATGTCATCTGCCACAAAGCAAATCCTGCTGTAAGAGTTGATATACCTGTCTGACGGGATTTAAGAATTATATTGTAACGATTCTTATTAAATTGGTCTAATGTTTTTTCTTGGAATGGAAATAACTCAAACCGCATCTTACCTTTAGTTGGATGCTGAATCTTACAATACTTTTTCATAAAATGTATTGGGTCAGAAGCACACTTCTTGTATTCTTCTTTTATTACATCTTTGAGTGTTTTACTCTGACTATCCATTTCAATTTTTTATTTTACAAACCCATACCACTTCTCTAAACTCTTTTTCCATGTATGGTTTCAAATTGTTTTCTACAACAGCTGATTCTATATCGGAATCCTGTATTTCCCACCAATTCCAAATTTTATCTTTTATATTATTTTCAAAATAATCTTGATTTGGTGCGTAATCATGCGCCATAATAATATCACCCCGTTTAAGATAAGGTGAAATGATTTTAAACTCATTTTTTTTGGAGCCCCCATCACATAGAACTAAAGTAGTTCCAGGTGATTGTATGTAATCAACAATCTCATTATCTTTAAGTGAATCGTATGTATCATTAAAAATATTTTTAATGATAAATTCTATACTTTTTCCTTTTACGGGCATGTTTGCTACATACTCTTGACTGATAGAAAATACATCATAAGATTTAATTTGTGTCTCATAAAGTTCAAGTTCATCTAATAAATCTCGCGTAAGAAGAGTTAACGCGCCATGTGATGTACCAATCTCTAGAACTCTCTTTGGTTTAACTTGTTGTAGTAATAAATGAAAAGGAATTGCTACATTTTCATGTTGCATTAATGTTACTCCTCTATAGGCGAACCATCCGTTTATTTGTTTTTCCATATTGTAAACTATTTTACTTTTGAGTAATTAACTTTTTGAGGTATGAATTATTTGATTGAGTTAATAATTCTTCATATACTGCTATATCACTCCGCATCTCAATCAACTCTTTATCTATATTCTGTATTTCATCCTCCATTTCTTTTTTCATTTCATCCATTGGTTTAGGAAGATTCCACTTTTCAATTGTACCATTCTCTTGTACAAACTCATAATGTGGTTTCAAATCTTTTATACCTTGTTCTATTTGTTTTTTTGCATCTTCTCCAATTGATATTGCTTTACGCAACATTCTCCATTTTTCATATGATTCCCATAATCCAGCTAATTTAATATCTGCTTCAAATTTTGCCAAACAATCAACACAATATCCGGTTTGAGAAATTATCATTTTATCCGTTGGACCAAACTTTTGCTTTTCACATTTTAAGTTCTGACACTCGGATTTAGATTTTAAGTAATCGCGTATACCTTGAAACACCTCGTGATTCTTACCGGTCTTAGATATGAATCCATCCATCTGTTCGTATCTCCAATACTCATCTTCCCATACATCACCTACTTTTCTTCGTTTGGATTCACCCTCATATCCCCATGATTTCTGTGAAATTTCATCTCCTTTCAGGATAAAATCTGCAAGTTCTTTTCTGGTCTTATGCATTAAAGACCTCTTAAATTCTTTTTTAGCCATAACTCTGTATTTACTATTTATTTTTCAATTAAACAAGTTTTTTAATGATTACCTTTATAGTTGGAGTATATCCTTGTGGTAGTTTATTAACTATACCCTCAAATTTATCAATTCTGTCTTCATAATACTCTATCATAAGTATTTTATCTGTAAGATTAAGTATTGTGTGTGAGGTTGTGGACATCTTATCAGTTTCTCTACTCATGTTGAATTTTTCTTTATCTGAACCGTAGAAATCTTTACGAAGTGCCTTTCCCATTTCAGTCCAATCTGTCACACTATCAACAACTTTTTCCGCACTAATCTTCCTTATTCTGGATGATAAATAATCTTGTCCTTTTGTATATCCTGCCGTGGTATACACTTGGCCGTGGTTTGTTCTAACTAATGGGTGTTCTTTATTTTCAATTTTGATAATTGGTTTATCAATATCTCTTATGTTTTCTAAACTAACAAGCGTTTTTGGTGATGCAATAAATGTATGGCCCTTGATACCATACCTATTATTTCCCTTGAAAACAACTGCTGCAATTAAAGCCTCACGGAGGGTATGTTGAGCCATAATATGTCTCATCTTTTGCCCATCTAAACTTTTTTTACCACTTTTCTTTATTAATTTCAATTCATCTTCATCTGCACCAACCATCAAAGCAGAGTTAACTGCTCCGATTCCATTTGCATTCAATCCTTCACTCCAATCTGTTTTGGTATCATGCAAATATGCCACTTCTATACCATTTAAAATTTCTCTTACAATCTGAAGTGTGGGTTTGTATGTGCGGTCACGATTCTTGGCAAGTATAAACTTATCATCAATTTCTTTGGATACAATAATACACTCATTTAGTTTCATATCTCAACTATCAGTTATTAACCAAATTTGAATATACCCAATATCTGATTTAGTGGTGCGAACGCGCCGGTCAGTTTATAGGTATTTCCGTTGTAGACAAAAACTATACCCTCTGCAGGTACAATCTTATTAAATCCTCCTAATTTATGTAATCTTCTTAACTCAATTTCTAATTTACGAATTTGTTCAGGTGTTCCTTTTGCTTGTATTTGTTTTATGGCAGTATCCAACTCTTTCTTCATGGATTTAGCAGCAGAATCGGGGTCTACCGTTAGAACTGATTTCATAAACTGCAGCACATCTGCTCCTACTCCCAAGAATATCTCTTCAAACTTTATTAGGTTATCCTTTCGTATCTTATCTTTATCTTTTTTATCTACACCCTCTGCCCACTTTCTTATTTTGCTATCTTGTATTCCTGCTACTCGGAAAGATTTATCATCGAACGCCCATCTCTTTACTAATCCAATTTTTGAATGAGTGTCTAATTCCTTTGCATTCTTTTCTACAAAATCTTCCCACCAGGCTTGATGATAATCTGCCACATTAGATGAATCGGTTAATCCAAACTCTTTCTGTAGTTTAGATATCATACCAAGATATTTTGTTTGTTTCTTTGTTAGTGATTGATTCTTCGGTAGTGTTTGGATGGGTGGCCCTTGAATAGTATACTTAGATTGAACATCTGCATTAATCTGTTTTAT